TATTGTATTGGATAAAGTCCCTACTCAACGACTTAAAACAACTATTGCACTGTATATGCCCCCATCCGTATCAGTATCATATAATATAAAATATGGTGATCAAGAAATTGGTACTCTTGCGGCATTAGGATCAGCTGCTATAGATGCATTTAACGCTGGTTCGGGAACCTCAGATACATTAACAAAAATAACTGATGCTTTAACTGGTTCTACAGCAAAAGAAGGTTTGAAAAATATAGCAAATAAAGCACTAGATACTATTGCGCCTGGCGCTCTTGCTTTATCACAACTTCAAAGTGGAAGTGTTATTACTCCAAGAATGGAAATGATGTTTGAGGGTGTTGGTAGAAGAACTTTCAGTTATACATTTGTATTTTTACCTAAAAGTGTTCAAGAGGCACGAATAGTAGAAGAAATTATATATCACTTTAAATTTTATGCAATGCCAGCATATTCTAATCCAACCACCAGAAGAGAGATGGATATTCCAGGCACATTTGATATAAAATATATGTATAGAGAAAACGAAAATAGTTTTCTCAATAAAGTGTCAACGTGCTTTCTTCAAAATGTTCAAGTAGATTATGGTGCAGATCGTTTTACTGCATATGCACCAACATCATCAAAATTTGGTTCAGGCCCACCGCCACAGAAAAGTAAACTCACATTACAATTTAGCGAATTGGAAGTGTTGAGTCAAGACCACATAGCAGCAGGACATTAATAATGTATTTTGCAAACTTTCCTCTCATACCATATGATTCTGTAGGTAACGGTGATTTTAAACTTGTAACTAATCTAATGAAACGTGTTGCTCTTAGGTCAAAGGTAAGAACAAACGCACTACTGTATGATACATATGATGTTAAAGAGGGCGAAACACCAGAGATGTTGGCAGATAAACTCTATGGTGATTCTAATTTACACTGGATAATCATGTATGTAAATGGTATCACAGATAGGTATCATCAATGGCCATTGTCCACACCACAGTTTTTAGCTTTTGTTAATGATAAGTACAGTAATCCTGATGGTACACACCATTATGAAATAACACAAACTTCTGGTGATACCACAGTAACGATTGACATTGGTTCAGACAACACAAGTCATGGTGATGCTACACTCGTAACAAATTATGAATATGAGGTGAGCAGACAAGATACATTACGTAAAATACGTTTACTAGACTCTGCATATGTAGATCAGTTTGTAGAAGAGTTTGAAAACCTCATTGGTGCAAGTGTGCTATAATGGCTGATGAAATTAAGTCCGTAGGTGATTTTAGATTAGCAGAAGCAAGAATCATAACATCATCTGGAACAGAAATAAATTTAAAACAAAACATAGTTGGATTAAATCTTTTTGAAGATTGTCAACGAAATGCTATATCTGGAGAGGTTTTGATACAAGACTCTGGTGATTTTGTTGGTATTGCTCCAATCATTGGGCAGGAATACTTTTTACTAAAAATTCAAACTCCTTCTTTTAAAGAAGAGGGAGATATTATTGATTATACTAAAAATGTTTTTATTATAAATTCTGTAAAAAACAGAACTGAAGTTGGTAACAGTGTATCAATGTATCTATTAACCTTTACAACCTCAGAGTTAGTAAAGAATCAAAGAACAAGAGTTAATGAATCATTAAATGGAACGTACTCTGACATTGTTGAGGATATGTTAAACAGAGTTAATTGTCAAAAACAGATTTTTATAGAACCAACGAATGGTGTTAAGAGAATTGTTGCTCCAAACATATCTCCGTTTCATGTTATATCAATGGCACTAAAACAATCAACATCAAGTTTAAGTGATAACTTATCTCCAAGCTATATGTTCTATGAGACATTTAAGGGATATCATTTTAGAACTTTATCAAGTATGTACGCACAACCTGTTTCTCAAACATATACATCCTACGTGCCTGGCAGTCAGGTAGATAAAGGAATTGTTAACATTGAGACACAACTAGGTGCTGTCCTTGACTATGAAATTGTGGAGAATAGTAACAGTTTGTTTAACTTTACTACAGGTGTCTATGGTTCAAAACTTATAGTACATAATATCTATAGTAAAACATTTAACGAATACCAATATAATTATTTTGATCATTTTTCTAAAGAAAACCATATCACAAGCTATCACGATAAAAAACAATTTCCTATTTTTAGTGACGTAAGTATAGAGAAGGATGGTTCTAGAAGCTCTGATTTTGCAAGTAGAACATATCTATCATCAATTTCACAGGGTGAGACTGACACAAATAATACAACTGAAGATGGAACAGAACCATTTGCAGCCCCTGATCCACAGAACTCTATACAAGAAAGAACCTCTACAATGAATCAGTTAGACAAAGGACTTTTACTAAATATAGTTACACATGGTAATACTTCTGTTAATGCTGGAGATGTTGTGATACTTGATATACCTCACGTTGCTTCTGTTAAAACATCTGATAATCCTAAAAACGATAGGTTTTATCAAGGAGTTTTCCTTGTGAAGAGAATTAAACATGAATTTGATTTCGCAAGTAAAAAACACACATCATACATCACCCTCGTAAAAGACTCTCTAGCTAAAGAACTAGATGGGCCAAAAGACTTGTTTGAACCAAAACCAGAGAAAAAAGCTTCAGTATTTAAAAATAAAGAAACTTTTTATCCACAACTGTAAAGAAAGGAGAAATGTGTCAAAACAAAAATACCCAATAAAATTGATCTGAAACAGAAAGGAACGACAAAATGTCACTAAAAATGAAGAACAGAATTAAGAAGATGAACTTTCAAAAACAACAACGTAATCTCATAGAGGAACTTTCAGATGACGATAAATACATTATAGAGTTAGCAGGGTATAGAAAAGATACATTAAGAGGTAAATATGAAAACCTTCAACGATTTACAAGAGGGACTCAACGACCCCAATATATTTAAAGCGTTCTTTCTAGCTGGTGGCCCTGGCAGCGGTAAATCATTCGTTGTCAGGCAAACCACTGGTGGAACTGGATTACAGATAGTAAATTCAGATGATGCATTTGAGCGTTATCTGAAACAGGCTGGTCTTGAAATGGATATGAGGACAACACAAGCAGAGCGTGAAAAAGAAGAAAGAGATACAGAACGTAAACGTGCGAAGAGAGTAACAAAGGCTAGAATAGGTGATATTTCTAAAGGTAAAGGTGGTTATGTAGAAGGTAGATTAGGACTTATCATAGACGGCACTGGTAAGGACTACGATAAGATTGCAAAACAGTCTATTCAACTAAGGCAACTAGGTTATGATACGCATATGGTTTTTGTGAATACCTCTCTTGATGTTGCTCTAAAGCGTAATGCAAAACGTGAACGTAGTGTTTCAAATTCAGTTGCAACAAACTCATGGAGATCAGTACAATCCAACATAGGTAAATTCAGTCAACACTTCAGACAGAATTTTGTTGTGGTGGACAATAACGATGCAGACGCAACAGACCCCCAAGTTTTCAATGATGTATTCAAACAAATCAAAGGGCTCCTCAAGAAAAAAGTGAAGAGCCCTATCGCAAAACAGTGGGTCATGCAACAGATGAAAGACAGGGGCATCACAAAGGCCCCCAAGGGTTTCTAAACTCTCATATTCACTCTTTTCGGTTCATTCACACATTCAACGTGTTCTTTTCGAGACACAAGATTAAATATCAATTCGTATAGCATACATACTCTATAATACATATAGACTCCTTATCTGATTCTCTCCTAGTATACCACAAATAGATTAATTTAAAGTTAACGTGTATTTTTTTCTTGACAAATATTATTGTGCCTGATATACTAGTAATATAATCAAGAGAGAGATTCGTATGATATTTGTCGAAACAACTGGTGGTCTAAAGAGAGACAGAGAACTGGCTGAAAAAGTCATATGGTTCTGTATGGAAACACTCATGCCTCGTATGAAGAATCTTGGGGTTGAGTGTGAGATTACCAATAAGTTAGAAGATGGTGTTTTAGGTTATGCTTGGTGTGTTGAGGATAACAGAGATTGTGCTATTCAAATAGATAATCGTTTGAGTCGTGATGTGAGTAGAGATAAGTTCATCGAAACGGTCTGCCACGAAATGGTTCATGTCTGGCAGATTGCCACAAACCGCACAAAAGAGACTTATCGTAATGGACATAAACAGTTGTGGAAGTGCAAAGACGGTAAGTATCGCAACTACGGTAAAACCGCATATGAACGTCAGCCTTGGGAAACAGAGGCATATGCAATGGAAGGAAAACTTGCAGAATTATTCAAAAAATATGAAAAAAACTGTTGACAAACCTAATTTTATCCTGTATACTAGTAATATAATCAAGAGAGAGAGAAAGAAACATGATGAACCCAATTGATATCGTAGACATGGATTTTCACAAAGAAGTATCAGTGATTGAATTAGGAACAAAAATTATCGGTGATTTCGGTGGTTATACTGAACTCTATAATGGTGAAGTTGTTACAATTAGCACGTATGACACTGGCCCCTCGACTCCAGAAGTCAAGGTCAATTGGGACAATGGTTCTCATACTTGGATTTTGTTGAGTGAGATTAACGCCAACAAAGGAATTGGTTATTTTACGGAAGAAGGATATTATGCTCAATAAGAAAGAAGCACTGTTGAAGACGTTGGATGACGTAAAAAATCCTAAAGAGAAGGTTTCTGTCATTCATGCTGCCTTTGGTGATAAACCTCATTTGGTTGCATTTGTCGAAGTTAATAAAGAGTGGACTGACATGGAAAAGTTAGAATATACTTTCATGAAGACAAACACCATCAACGAAGCATGGTATGCTAGTGAAGATGTTCAATACATTGGCCCTAATCCTACTTGTCGTTCTACCAGTGTTGGTGATATGGTTCTAGTCGGAAAAACTAAGTACCTTTGTGAAGGTTCTGGATGGAGTAAAGTGTAATGATGAAAGCACTATTAATCGTGTCTGCCCTTAATGGTGGTCTGGGTACATATGAGGTAGAGATGCCGTCTATGGATGAGTGTCTTGAAGCAAGGATTGCTGTTATGGAACAGGATAAGAGTGCAAAAACTCTCTGTGTTCCAGCAGTTGCAGAGACAGCCAAGATGGAAAAATTCTTCTCTATTTTCATGGGAATTGTAACTCAAATGAAAGAATTAGAAAATGAAAGACTTAACGCTGAAGCGTATAGGTAGTGTAAGAAGTGCCTTAGATAAGTGTAAAAAGTCTACTTGGGCCTATCAATACTGGTCAAATGTCTTAGCATATATGATAAGGATGGGTGAACGAGAAGATAAGTTTACCTAAATAACAATATGGTCACACTAACAGACAAAGCGAAAAGCTATATGAAGAGTGTCATCATGAATGGTGACAAGGTATCTCTTGCCGTTAAGGGTGGTGGATGTTCTGGATTCCAATATGTTTGGGGTTTGATGACTGACCATCCAGACGTACAATGGTCTGATCCCATTGAGGAAGTTTTGGTGGTTGATCCATTGGCAGAGATGTATATTTTAGGAAGTGAAATTGATTATGTTACTGAGCTTGGAGGCTCATATCTTGCTGTAAAGAATCCGACTTCCACAAGTTCATGTGGTTGTGGCGAGAGCTTCGGCGTATAATGTATGGCATGGTTTATCATAGTTCTACTCACAATCAACAGTGGAGTTGCTTCTGAGGAAGTGCTGTCTAACTATAAATTCAAATCAGAATTATCTTGTAAAGAATTTGTCGTAAAAAATTATGACAAATTAAATGAACGTGTGAATAAAGACTATGACCAACATAAATCGACTCCCAATCTGTATCATTGCATTACTGGTGTGCCTTAATGGTTGTACTTTTTTAGGAGTTCCTTGGCAACTTTCAGCTGCAGGCACCGCTGGTGATCTTATCTCTGCTGAACACACTGGAAAAACACTATCGGAGAATGGTGCTTCTATAGCTCTTCAAAGAGATTGTAAGTGGGGTAGAGTAGCTCTAGGTTGGGCTCCATGTCTTACCAAGAAAGAACTTGTAGATAATTTAATTGACATGGACTGTAAAACGTATTCTTGGAATTTCCTAAATATTCCGTATTGTAAGGAGATTAAATAATGTTTGATAAGATAACTGTGCCGTATGATTCCGTTATGTTATATAATGTTGCAAAACTAAAAAATGATATAGACTTTGATGATGTAGAGTTTGCCATCGCTGAAATGTGTTCTCTCGTAAAAGAGACTTATTCAGATTTCATTGCTGGTCAAGTATTTCAGTACGAGGGGTTTATTTCAGAAGAGGGCACAGTAGGTGAGCATGGTAATGAAGGTAATCATATCGCAATAGTCACGTATTGGAAATCTTTTGAGTCCCATGAGAAGAGTCACAGAGATGATAAATTTAAAGAAGCATTTTCTAACTTAATGCAGTATTGTGATGATACTAAAGAATTAGGATACAAATTACTCTGGCAAGGAGAGAAGTAGATGCCCGCAAGAAAACACACACAATGGTTAGCAGAACCGACAATAGAATATGTAGACAGTCGTATTTACAGTGATTGGGGAATCTTTAACCAAGAGCAAGAGAAGATATTCAAGAAATGTTGGATACCCCTTTGTCACGAATCAGAGTTAGAAAATCATCTAGACTTTAGAGCATCTAGTATTGCTGGTTCTAAGGTGGCCATGATTCGAGACAAGGATAGAATCGTTGCGTTTGAACATAACTTTCAATCCATGCCTCCTAGTGGAAACTTGTCTTCAGATGGTGGTTATGATCACTGGAATTGTCCAGAACTACCATGTGAAGTTAAGTTTGGTGGAATGGTATGGGTTACACTAAATTCTAAACCAGTTCAAGATGTTGAAGGGTGGGCTGCTGGTGCGTTTGATGTTATTCGTTCATCACTTGATACAGAACCATTGGAAGTTTTTCACTACCACAAGGCGATTATCGACAGTAACTACAAACTTTGGCATGATACAAATAGTGAATTTTATCATGACTATATGCACTACTTCAATCGTGTTACAGGATTCAATGATGAGTATTTTTCTCGTAAGTGTACTGGGTTCGATAATGGTCATGTAAATGTGGGTAGTTTTGAAGTACAGTATGGTGAGTTTGAGTTAGGTGAGTCAAGAGAAGAGCTATCATTTCCAAACCTACCGCCAAACCAGTGGTATATGATTGACCTATTTCCTGGCATGAATTTCAATTTAAGGGGGTCTGCTTTACGCTCTGATGTTGTCACTCCGCTGGGCCCAAATAAAGTCATGATTGAGTTTCGTGGATTTGGTCTGAAAAAAGATACACCAGAAGAACGCAAAACTCGTATTAATCATCACAATACAATCTGGGGCCCAATGGGTCGTAATCTACATGAAGACCTTCTTGGTATTTCTGGTCAAGGTGCAAGTATGTCGCCTGGCCAAGAACATCGTCACATACTGCATGGTAGACACGAAGATGAAACAATCCACGATGAGATTGGAATGAGACATTTCTATGACGAGTGGAGCAATTGGATGGGAATTGACCCTAAAAATCCTATGAGAGAAAATGCAGTGTGGGAGAACAGAGAAGATGCATACGTATAAATGCACAATCCTAAGAGTAATAGATGGCGATACCGTAGACGTAGACATTGATCTAGGGTTTGGAGTATGGATGCGTAAAGAGCGTGTTCGTATTCTTGGTATCGACACACCAGAGAGCCGCACAAGTGATAAGGTAGAAAAGGTGTATGGTAATCTTGCAAAGGAATTTGTTAAGAAATATCTGCCAGTGGACAGTGTACAAACACTTCAAACAGAAAAAGATGGAACTGGTAAGTTTGGTCGTATTCTAGGAAAGTTTCTTGTGCATGACAGCGTTACAGATAGACAGATGCATCTTGGGGATATTATGATTCGTGAACATCTTGCGGTTGAATACCATGGCCAATCCAAAGAAGATATTGAGGAACAACACATTAAAAATAGAGAGTTGTGTGTAAAGAGTATTGACTAATTATTTCCAATCATGTACAATATAAAACAATGATAGGAGATTTATATGCCAGTGAAATACACATTTGTGTCAAAGGATAATGATGATTGGGCATCCGTTATAATACAAGAAGGTAAATACGAAGGTATTATCTATCAGTATGGTCAAGTATCTGTGGCTGAAAAGGAAGATGAGAACGGTAATATGCCTCTATCTTTTAAGTATAATGTCATAGAATATAGCGGTCATAATCAAGAAGACCTTAACAAATCAGTAGAATTTAAGAACACACTAGGAGATATTCTGGTGGAAATACTGGATGAGCAATTGGAGGCAAACAATCTTGAGTACAACGATTGAACGAACAGCTCTCACACAACTTGTAACGAATGAACAGTATGCACGTAAGGTGCTACCATTTATCAAAAAAGATTATTTCTCTGACAAAACGGAACGAACAGTCTTTGAAGAGATTAACAATTTTGTTGACAAGTATAACAAAATTCCGACACAAACATCTCTGGAGATAGAGGTATCAAATCGTAAAGATTTAAATGAAACAGAACATAAAAAAGTTGTCGAAGTCATCAAGACATTAAAATCTACGGATGTAGACTTTGACTGGCTCGTAGATACAACTGAGAAATTTTGTAAAGATAAGGCGGTATATAATGCAATCGTTGAAGGTATTGGAATCATTGATGGAAAAGACAAAGACAGAGATGCAGGAGCTATTCCGAGCATACTTACAGAGGCCCTTGCTGTGGGGTTTGATAATCATATCGGGCACGATTATCTGTTGGATTCAGACTCCCGATATGAGTATTATCATACAGTAGAAGAGAAGATTCCGTTTGATCTAGAGTTCTTCAATCGAATAACCAAGGGTGGATTGCCACCCAAGACACTCAACATTGCACTTGCTGGTACAGGTGTTGGTAAGTCACTATTCATGTGTCATGTGGCTGCAAACTGTTTAAGTCAGGGTAGAAACGTCCTGTACATCACTTTAGAGATGGCTGAGGAACGTATTGCTGAAAGAATAGATGCAAACCTCATGAATATCTCTATGGAAGATTTACATGACCTTCCCAAGCAGATGTTTGAGAGTAAGATAGAAAAGATTGTCAAAAGTACCAGTGGAAAGTTGATTGTAAAAGAGTATCCGACAGCTTCCGCACACTCCGCACACTTTCGAGGATTGATTAAGGAACTTGCAATCAAGAAGAGTTTTAAACCAGATATTATCTTCATAGATTATCTAAATATATGTGCCAGTAGTCGCTTTAAAGGAGCAACCAATGTCAACTCTTATATGTACATTAAGTCAATTGCAGAAGAACTTAGAGGATTGGCGGTTGAGACAAATCTTCCGATTATGTCAGCAACACAAACCACTCGATCAGGTTTCGTTTCCACAGATATTGGTCTTGAAGATACGTCTGAAAGTTTTGGTCTGCCTGCGACTGCCGATTTCATGTTTGCACTCATTAGTAACGAGGAGCTCGATGAACTCAATCAAATCGCAGTCAAGCAACTCAAGAATCGTTACAATGACCCAACGAGCAACAAGAGGTTCGTTGTTGGAATAGATCGTGCAAAGATGCGACTCTTTGATGTGAAGATGGATCAACAGAACATTGTGGACGCAAATCAGTCTGAGGACGCTGAGGATACGTTTACAAGTGCGGTATTCGATAAGACAGACTTTGGAGAGGGGTGGAAAGTATGATAGATGAAGATGTATTAGAAAAAGCAGACGAGATGATAAGACTCTTTCAGAAAGAGCTGTACAAACTTTGTGAGAAAAACATCTCTCCCACAGAAGTTACAACGACATATATGGTCGCTGGAGTTCTGATGAAAACGGCTATAGAACTGTATTCCCCTACGATGGACGAAGCATCAATTCTAGGTGTTCTGGATGCGGTAAAGGACACAGTACCGGCTATCACAGAGAGTGTACAAAAAGAGATTTCATCCGTTACATATCATTAATTTTTCGAGTTTCGCTTTTCCCATATCTCTTTTTTACACTCAAATCGTACAGGGTCATTCCAGTATCCGATAGCTGATCGTGAACGCTCACGATCTCTTTGATCCATTACACACTCTTTGAGTGTCTTGTGCATATACACATCTTTCCATTCACAGTTCGGACAGGCTATCATATACAATATCCAGAATGTTGTTTTCATATCTCTTTCAACCAAGAACTTGAACCTTTAAGACTATGATTCAAAGGTGGAATGAGCTCATTTTTTGTATCCCCCATATTTTTCTTTCCTATTTCGCCCAGATAAAACACACATTTCATGTTCGCAAACTCTTCCACTTCACAATATCCACCCTCTCGCACACCACCACATGGGCCATTTGACAGGTTCTTTGGACAGTTCTGAGGACATGACATACCATTTACGCCCAATCTACAGTTACCACACATGGTACAATCAAACATTATTCCCTTGACAAATCTCTCTATTGGTGTTATAGGTAGATACGGTAATAGAGGTTTAAATCGTCTGAGTACACGTATAAAACGATTATAGAATATATGCAATCCTTTTGCATACTTTACAGACCACTCTCTTCGCCAGTATTTCGACATAATATACATATTTATGAAAAAAAGTGTTGACAAAGGTATTTGTTTGTGATATAGTATAAACATAATGAAGAGATAGGAGAGTTGTTGATTTAGTTTCAGAAGATACATAGAAGGGTTCGATGCCCTTACCTAATGTTAGAGTAATTACCTAGGGTTAGAGTCTGTAGGCCAGTTGTATCGTTTGAAAAAAGAAGGTTCAATTCCTTCGACAGTTTTTTTCTCTGGTGTGCATACCAGTATTCAAACTTCAAGTCTTGGCATTGTTTAAATCAACAGCTCCCCTATCTGTTTCGTAAGAAGAGAGAGGAATTAATGGAGAACGGTTTTAAATATAATGGTGTATGGATTGAAAACCCATATATGTCTGAATGTGGTCGCTTTGAAGTAAACCCTATAGCATACTATGGCCTTACGCAGAGAGAACTTCATGAAATCGGAAAGAAAATGACATCTGACTTCTTTTACTGTGTACCCTATACTCCATGACAATTACTGTAGCGAAGAGCGCACTATCCAAAGAGCAATGCGATACCCTATTATCTTTGGCGAAAAATTCGTGGAATACAGGTACTACAATAGACAGTATACACGCTAACCAAAGAAAATCAGATATATGCTGGATATCGAATGGAAACATAAAGCAACAAATTACAGATTACTATTGGGCTGCAAATGAAAGCGCACAGTGGAACTTTGATATAAAAAATGTAGAAGATATACAGATTGCACGATATCGCAAAGGAGAGTACTACAAATGGCACATAGATGGAAACGGTATAAAACCTATACCAAACCACTCTGACCATGTAAGAAAGATATCCATGAGTATACTGCTCAACGATGATTATATCGGTGGAGAGCTAGAGATTAAGAACGATGGAGTTATAAAAAGAGTACCAAATACAAGAGGTACAATCATTCTGTTTCCATCATACTTCACGCATAGAGTAAAACCAGTAAAGAAGGGTACACGGTACTCACTGGTTGCATGGTTCGGTGGCCCAAAGTTTATATGAAACATCCTCTCATACTAGGTATCAATCCATCACCTGTTGCATTTCGCAGAAACCATTCGCTACATAGACTTGCATCATGGATGACCTTTCTGGGGTATGATACCTACTGCTTCTCGAATATAATACCATATGAAGGTAAGTACTCACATAAAGATGTAGACATGAACTTTGTAAGAGAGAGTATAGAAGGACATGACACTATAATAGCACTGGGTGGGTTTGTATCGAGTGTACTCAAACGTATGAATATAGACCATATAACGATGCCACATCCATCACCATTGAATAGAAAACTGAATGATAAACAGTATGAGAGAGCTGTATTGAAGAATGTGCGGAATAAACTCCCATAGAATCCCATGAGAACCCAAATGTAGGGTATCATTAAAAAGGTAAGAATAAAGGTATAGTTGTTGTGATTAAAGTTTGCAGTCTATCGGCCAGACTCTCACGCTCTCATAAAATATATCAGAATAATTACAAATAAATGCAGAAAGTACTTGACAAACCCTTGACACCATGTTATATTGAGTATGTAGAATCGTTAAGAGGTAATAGATATGACTGAAAAAGAATACAAAGAGATATATGCAGAGCATGCTGCTGAGTCTGGTGTTCCTATGTCTGCTAAAGGATTCGCAGAGTTCATGGCATGGCGTAAGAGAGTAGATAAATTCTTTGATGCCATGGGAGAAAATACTTCTTGACAAAGTATCCTAAGTGTGGTACTATTAGAATAATGAGAAGAGACTTCTGGAGATGGATACGCCATCTAGGTCATGTGACACTGTTAGTCTCTTAGGAGAAAGAATTTAAGAACACTGAAGGTACGAATGTCAGGGATTCTCCTTTCGCCCCTTGAACAGGCATTTCGTAGACCTCAGAATAGAGAGAGGGTCATTAAGGTTGGTTGGCCCACAGTGAAAGTTCGTTCTATATAACGTGTGGGGATACGTGTTGTCCCTCTCTCTCAGTAATTAAAAAGAAAGGGGGCCTTAAAACTGAGCACCCTTTTGTAATCTATAAATGCAATAAGTATCTCTAAGGAGTTTTCGTTATGTTTTCAAAGTATTCTAAGTCCGTTACCAAGTGGGCATTTCGTGCATATATCGCATGGAGCATCTGTGCAGATATCATCATACTAGGTGGAGTGGTTTACCTTCTTACAAAGTAGCTACCCCCCTTAAAAACTGAGCAAAAGGTCTTGACTTAACCAGTATTTTATGTTATAGTTCTTGTTAGTATAAGGAGATTATATGATTATTTTTGAAATTGTTTTTGCGAGTATTACAGGAATCCTATTTGTTGTAGGGTATCTCGCATTAAGGTCTTTACGAAAAAAGATTGAAGGATATAAAGAATGAGTGATTTTTTAAGAAGTATTGTCAAAGAGGTTGGCAATGAATATGCAGCCATTGTGGATGATGGTGTAGAAGCAGGAGATGTATCGACATTTATTGATACAGGTTCGTATATACTGAATGGTTTGTTGAGTGGTGATCTGAATGGTGGTCTACCAGCAAATAAGATTACAGCCCTCGCAGGAGAAAGTGCAACAGGTAAGACATACTTTCTGATGGGTATCGTAAAAAACTTTCTTGATGCAAACCCAGATGCTGGTGTCATATACTTTGAGAGTGAGTCTGCAATCACAAAGCAGATGGTCATTGATCGTGGTATTGATACAAAGAGAATGGTTATCTTTCCTGTTACAACTGTACAGGAATTTCGTACTCAGGCTCTCAAAGTGTTGGATGGTTATCTTGCACAGAGTGAAGCGAATAGAAAACCTCTGTTTCTCTGTTTAGACTCGTTAGGTATGCTATCTACTACGAAAGAAGTCGAGGATACCGCTGAAGGAAAAGAGACAAGAGATATGACGAGGGCTCAGGTTCTCAAAGCAGCGTTTCGAGTTCTCACTCTGAAGTTGGGGCGGGCGAATGTTCCGATGGTGGTTACGAATCATACCTACGAGAGTATGGGATTATTCTCTACGAAAGAGATGGGTGGTGGAAGTGGTCTGAAATATGCGGCTTCCTCTATTGTTTATCTGAGTAAGAAAAAAGAGAAGGACGGTACGGACGTTATCGGTAATATCATTCACTGTAAGAATCATAAGAGTAGGCTAACCAAAGAGAACAAGGTGATTGATGTTCGTCTTACCTATGACAAAGGACTTGATCGTTACTATGGTCTTCTTGAACTGGCAGAGAAGTATGAGATACTCAAGAGAGTTGGTACACGGTATGATGTGGATGGTGCAAAGCTCTATGGTAAGGAGATACTCAAGAACCCAGAGAAGTATTTTACAGAGAAGTTAATGAGTGATCTGAATATCGCCTGTGAAACAGAGTTTAAGTATGGTAGTCCAGAAGAGGAAGCAGATGAAGGAGAAGTCAGTGCGTAATACAAATTCAGTAGTTACTTTTTGTTTAGAAACAGGATCAGTTGATATGGATTTTAGGGAATCAGGATTAGATGAAAATTATGATCTGATTGATGATTTGATGGATGTTCTTTTGAAATATGGAAGTCCAGAAGAGGAAGCAGAGTAATGCCAATCAGTGAATTTAAACCGAAGCATAGTAAAAAATACATAGACAACTATGCTTCTATCTTTCGACCTACACTATTCCAGAGAATTAAAAACTGGTTTCGTAAATTTATATAAGGAAAAAGTATTGACTAATTTTGAAAAAGTAAAAGAGTTCATGGATGCGTTTGGTCAGGAAGTGGTTACAAAACCGAATTGGCCTGTTGCGAATACAATGGAACTACGAATAGACCTGATTGAAGAAGAGGTGAGAGAGTTGAACGAAGCAATCTGTGATGCATCTGGTTCTCTTGTTGATGTTGCAGATGCACTTGCAGACATTCTGTATGTAGTCTATGGTGCAGGCCATTCCTTTGGTATTGACCTTGACAAATGCTTCTCTGAAGTTCATCGTTCTAACATGAGTAAGCTGGGAGAGGACGGTAAACCCATATATAGAGAAGACGGTAAGGTTCTCAAGGGTGAAAACTTTAGTGAACCCAATTTGAAAGAGGTGCTCGATGGACAATAACGTATTAAAGAACTCTGCTCTTGAAAAGCTAGAGAAGTTGGGTTTGACAAAGGAAGAAGTTCTCTCTCTGATTGATGATGGAGAAGAGACTATCGTTGCAGAGGACGGTGAGTCTGATGGTGATGGTGAGAGTAAGTCTTGGCAACAACTTGTCATGGAAGAGCATCTAGGATATTACAATGAACGATACGGTACGAAGTATACTTTTGAAGAGTACTATGATGCTGTTATAAATGAAAAGATTGTTGTTCATTATAAGTGGAAAGAGTTGCTTGGTTTAGAAGAACCGACTCCCTTTCCAGTAAACCCAGACTATAATGCTGAGAAATTTAAGAAACATGGTAATTAGGAGATATGTGAATGGATAATCCTCGTTTAGTTCAATTAACTGAAAAATTAAATAAGTATGTTGCTCTCATCAAATCAGAGAATCCTAACATTTCAGATAAAGAACTTATTGATAGAGCCTCTACTATGGCACTCACAGAACAGAAAACCTTTGAAGCAAAGGCTGGTATGGTTGTAAGTGATGCTGTTGCTGACAGGTTTGGTGATGGTACAAGAATTACTGAGGCAGAAGATGGTGCTCAACTAGTTCGTGTAGATAATGCATGGCAACAGAGTAAGGGAAGTAAGATTTCAGAAGAAGGATTTCATAAGAAAGACCATACTACCATCACAATGCCTAAGGACATTGATATCACAACTCCAGAAGGAGATTCTAAAGCAGGAAAGTTTGTAGAAGAACTTAGGGCTGCAAAGAAACGTGGTGATAAAATGAAACAAGCTGCAGAACATCAAGCTTGGGAAAATCGTAAAGCACAAATAG